TATTAAGTTTGCTAAATTACAAATCAGAAATTGAGCAATTAAATGAAAATGTTTTTGATATAAATGATATAATTAGTGAAGTTTTATCCTGTAAAAAAGAAAAGTATAATTTATTACGTAAAAAGAAGAAAGTAAAGGAAATGGCGGCGGCTGGTATGGGGGGCGCAATTACAGGATTTGGTGCTCCACTGATAGTTAAACGTAGAAGCTTAAGGAGATATTAAGATGGAACATGTGCAAGTATTAAGAGAATATGTACGAAATGTTTTGAGACAGTTAAAATCTAAACAAAGAGAAGAACTACGTCTAGAAAATCAAAACTTTAGAAGATTACGTAGAGAAATTCGTAAAGTATTGCGAGAAAAACAAGACACTACTCAACATAATTCTACAGGTCTTAATGCATTAGAGAAACTTTTAAATAGCATTGTTCCAATTCTAGAAGTCGGATATAAAGATTTAAAAACAGACGTTTCACAACGCACATCCTTCAAAGCACACATAGTACGTGGTATACAAAATTTATTGTCTACAGCAGATTTATATTCTAGAGTAGACGACGAAATAACGGGTGATGTTGCTCCACAGGAAGAACCACAAGAACAATTAGAAGAAGAAGATGGCGTAGACGTAAAATTAACTCCTGAAAAGAATCCTAAGTTTATTGATATTGACAAGGATAAAAAAGATAAAGAACAGCAGCAACAAAATGATCCAATGAATGCATTTCAACCAGTAGAAGGAGAAGACTTAACTGGTAGAAACTTTGCCTTGGAAACATTCAAGAAAATTCAAAAACAAATTTTAGAAACATTTTCACTCCTTTCAGACGAAAAAGATAGAGATATTTTCTACAGATATTTAATAACAAATGTTAAATTGTACTTTGACAAGTTTGAAACTGAATTACAAGCTACCCCGGAGGAACCCACAACTCCTGAATATGAAGCCGAGAAAGCAAAACTAGATGCAGAGTTACAAGCATCAGCACCACCGACTGGTGGAGAAATGGCAGCGCCACCGGAACCGGGATTAGAACAACCAATTGAAGAGCCAGCATAATAAGCATAACCAGAAAGTACAACAACAAAAATTTGTAGTTAAATCTAAATATTAAAAAGGAATATAAACATGAATCCTGCAAAACGTAAAAAATTATACAGACAAAGTTTAGCTCAACAAAAACAACAAGTTGCTGTTCAAGTTAAACCAGTTGAAAAATCAGTTGAAAAAAAAGAAGTAGTCGTTGAAAGCGTTGTTCAGCAAGCTGTTTCTACAGAATCTTCAAATGTGGAGCTAGGTTTAAAAGTGACTGAGACTACAGAAGACAAAAAAGATAAGAAAAAGAAAACTGCTACACAAGAAGCTTAATTGTGTTATAGTGGTTAGTTATGAGCCACAAAACATATAAGCTAATTGGTGAAGAAATAGGCAGTTTAGTAGATGAAAAAAATGCTGCATACGGTAGTTCGTTTGCTGAATCTTATAAAATCTTGAGCGTCTTATATCCAGATGGTATTAAACCACATCAATATACAGACGCTCTTGCTATTATAAGAGTAATAGATAAATTATTTAGAATAGCCAACAAAAAAGATGCATTTGGTGAATCTCCTTGGAGAGATATAGCAGGATATGCTATATTAGGAGTTGCCAATAATGAAAAAGAATAATTATAAAAATACTTGTAAAGATTATAGTATTAGTAAAGTATTAAGAGAAGAAAAAAGAAGTAATGAATACTTTGAAATAATGTTAAATAATTTAACTTTAGAAGAATTAATAGCTTTAAAGTTAGAATTAGGATATAAAGCTATTGGATTTCCTTTACATGGGTTTCCTGTTTGGAGAAGTACTAATTATATAGTAAAAGACGCATTATTAAAATATGCTGTTTCAGCTACACAAACTAAAAGAGAGGCAATGAGATTTTTAGGTTTAGAATCAAAAAGATTCTTTAGATTATTGAAAAAATTTAATATCAATGCCTATTTCACCAAACAGGAAAAACAAACAGATGAATATAACAAAAGATCAGTTGAAGAAAATATATCCTAATATAAGACCTGAAAAACTAGAGGTATATACAAATGCTTTTAATAAAGTTTTTCCTTCTTATTGTATCGATACCCCTAGACGGATTGCTGCATTTCTTGGACAAGTCGGCGTCGAAAGCGGAGAACTCAGATACGACAAAGAACTAGGCTCTAAATGGAACAAGAGAGATGTCGGTAATCGATTTGAACCTGTTGGTACTCTTTATGAAGGACGCAAGAATTTAGGTAATACTCAAGTTGGCGATGGTCCTAAATTTATTGGTCGCGGCATTCTTCAGTTGACAGGTAGAGCAAACTATACTAATATGTCTAAGAAATTAGGAGTTGATTTAGTAAACAATCCTGAATTAGCATGTGATCCAGAAATAAGTACTAAAATTGCTTGTGAATATTTTAAAGAACGTGGTTTATTAGATTTATCTGATAAATGGAATTTAGAAGAAATAACACGTAGAGTAAATGGTAATGCTAAACTTCATCATGATTTGCGTGTACAATACAGCGAAAGAGCATTAAAAACTTTAAATCCATTTTAGTATGAATAATTATAAATTTTCCTGTGATGAATGTGGATGGCATAATGCTCCTAATATGATGGCTGTTGCACATATCGGTTTTAAGTGGTATTGTAGTAGGTGTTTAGATAAATTCTTAAAAGAAGAAAAACGTAAACAAAAAGAAAAGCAACAAAGATTAGCAGAACAACAATTAAATATTAGTGGCAGTAAGCCTGTATAGCACAGCGGTAGTGCAATAGTTTTGTAAACTATAGGTCGGGGGTTCAAATCCCTCTACAGGCTCAAAATGCGAATATAGCTCAGTTGGTTAGAGCAGACGCTTGATAAGCGTCAGGTCAGTGGTTCAAATCCACTTATTCGCACTATGCCCGTGTGGTGTAATGGTAGCCACGGCAGATTCAAAATCTGCTGCCCCTTAAAGGCGTACTGGTTCAAGTCCGGTCACGGGTATTTGCAGGAATAGCTCAGTGGTAGAGCATCACGTTGCCAACGTGACGGTCGTGGGTTCAAATCCCATTTCCTGCTTGTTGATAGTAGGTAGTAGGCTTACAAGTAGCCATCTTTAATGAGTGAGACAAAATCCTTATAGCAGATATAATTCCGTTAACAGCGGGGAGCGTTGCGAAATATTGCCCGAAGAAAGCACAACGAAACCCGAAGTCAGTTGTGTAGACACATCGTTGGTAGGAAAGCTCCTATATATCATTAGTCTTGAAGGTTGGGTAATGGGCAGAAAGTCAGGAAACTGATTGGACCGTAATCAACGATAAGATAATACTGAAAATATTATTCTGTTGGTTGCCACCATCTCTTTAGTGTAGTAACACGTCTACTATTAACAACTTGAAAGGAAATATATGGCTAAGAAAAAAGAAACATATTGGAATTATAGATTATATGAAAAAGAATTTTGTAGTTCCGCTGGAGAAAAATGGACTGAATGTGGTATAATTGAAGTGTATTATGAAGGACAAAAGATTAAAGGTTATACAGATAGTTTTATGTTCCCCTATGGTGAATCAGCTGCGGAAGCAAAAGAAGATTTCTTATTAATGAGTAAGGCTTTTGAAAAACCAGTTCTAACAATAAAAGATTTAGAACCTAAAAAAACAAAAGCTAAGAAAGTGAAAAAGAAAAATGAGAAAAGCAAGCGTTAAAGATTGGAATTATAGAGTATTTAAATCTGGTGATTTTTTTGGTATAGTAGAAGTATATTATGATGTTAGCGGAAATCCTGTTGGCTTTAGTGATTATAATTATCCGTTTGGTTATACTGAGGGAGAATTAAAATTAGATATATCCAGCATGCTAAAAGCTTGCAGATTACCTGTATTAACAAAAGAAGATTTTGAAAAAAAATCTGTACGTAAGAGTAAAATTGTTGTACCATCAGTAAAGAATCCTCCACCTAAAGAGGTCATGGCTAAAGGAGATAATAATGTCTAATTCTTGGAAAGTAGAAAATGTTTTTATTTCTTATGAAAATGCAAAAAATTTTAAAAATGAGTTGCAAAGATCTCCAAGAGGTGCTACATTACAAGTTAAGATTCATCGTTATGCTGCAACCGATAAAGTAAATACACAAACATTTGTTGTTAAAAGTAGAACTGACCCAAGTTTAGTCGCTACAATACAAGAAATAGAAGAACAATTGTTAATTAATAAGAGTAAAACTAAAAAGAAATAGGTGATATATGATCTTCGGTAAAACACTCAACGACGATAAGGATAAGCAGAAGGAAGCTGCGCCACAACGTAAGTCTAGAGAAAAAGACGAAGATATTCTTGAGGTAGAACATGAAGATGGACGTATTTATTTTTATACTGAAGTTAACAAAGGTTCTATTTTAGATCTCAATAAGGCTATTCGTGCAAGCGAAGCAGATATGCTTCATACTGCTAATGTTTTAGATATTGCTCCACCGCATATTAAATTGCATATTAATAGTCCCGGTGGCAGTTTATTTGACGGTCTTGCAGCAGTTGATTATGTACGCAAGTGTAAAGTACCTGTTCATTCTATTATTGAAGGTATGGCAGCGTCTGCTGCTACACTTATTTCTGTAATGGCCCATAAACGTTCCATCAATAAACATTCTTATATGCTTATTCATCAACTTTCTTCTGGATTAGTAGGAAAGTATGAAGAGTTAGTGGATGATATGGAAAACAATAAAACTTTAATGAAAGCCATTAAGCAAATTTATCTGGAACGTACAAAAATCCCAGAAAACCTGTTGAAAGATATTCTTAAAAAAGATATCTATTTTGATGCAAAGCAGTGTTTGAAATACGGTTTAGTAGACCATATTATTGAATAAAGGAAAATATACAATGAAGACTATCGTTATGACAGCAGTAGCAGCAGCTATGTTTGTAGGCTGTACCAGTAAGACTTCTACACCAGTAACAGGCACAACTACGACCACTACACCTGTTGTTGAAGTAACTGCTCCCGCTGTATCTACACAAACAACCCCTACTGTAGCCGCTCCAGTTGCTCCACAAACCGCTGTAGTGGCCCCATCCGTAGATGGAAGCTCCTCTGCCGTTCCATCGACAGGTAGCGTTTCTGACAGTTCTACAAACACAGTAGAAAAGAAGTAGTTTGCATAATCCCACAGGTGACGGCATGGGGAGTTCGCTTTATTAACGAACAAAAAGATGTCGTCTTTCTATTTATTATGTGCTTCCTATAATAATAATTATAGTGGTTGGATTAATAAATAGTTATGCTTCATTAAAGTCATTTAATGGTGGGAGTTTTTTGTGGCCTTTATTAACTGGACAATTATCAGTAATAACATGGACATACATAACAAAACAATCTTTTTCTCCTTGGATGGCTGCTATACTATTTGATGGTTTATATTGTATTAGTTGGTATACTGGTGCTGTGTTACAGGGACAAAAAGTTAATTTATTTCATATAATAGGTGCGCTTTTCGTAATCTGCGGTATAATTATAACAAGTGTAGGTAGTAAATAGGGCGATTAGTTAAACGGGATAACAACGGCTTTGCAAGCCGTGATTGACAGTTCGATTCTGTCATCGTCCATATGAAAAAAAATAACAATAGCAGCACAGTTTGGTTAAGAATAATGGTAATAATAAACACACTTGCTGTTGCTAGTTATATTTTTTATGGTGAATGGGAAAAGAAACAACCACGGATGGTAAAACATGTTTGCCAAACCGTGGCTGCTGATCAAGAAAAAGGTTTGATCGCCCTTACCTGCTTAGAAGATTAAGCGCTTTCTAGTTGCCACAATCCCTCTGCAAGTGCCAATAATGTCTTAGCATTTTCTAAGCTAACACATATTGATATATGTTCATAAGCTATTGTACGTTTGCTTAATAAACCAATTACTTTACCTTTGTAAAAGATACCTGAACCGCTATGACCGGGAGCAGAAGGAAGAGTAACTATTTCTTCGTTATTTTCATCTAATCCCATATATCTACCATCAGTTACGATGAAGATGTTTTTTGGATGATAGCCAAGAGCAGCACCAGATATTAACACACTTGCTCCAACTGGTGGTGTATTGTCAGCTAATTCTGCTGCTTCTCCTGCTATGCAAGCACTTTTAATAACTGACAAATCTTTTTTTCCATCGCCAGCCATAGGATATGCTGCACATTTTTCACCATCTAATCTTTCAACCATCATTTCTATTGTATCTATTTTGAAGAAATAAAAACCACTTTCATCAAATTCTAATGTTACCTTTTCTGGATGTGTTACGTGGGCAACACTTAATATCAAACTTTCTTTTTTGTTGTAGTTATTTCTGACAACCACGCCAGAACCTGTCCAACTTTTGCTTTCGCTTTTTTCTTTTGTTTCTGGTGGAACTGAAGCATTAACACCTAATAAACTAGCTAAATTGGTTCTATGACCAGAGATTTTAGTATATATTTTAACGGTGCTGCTCATTGCTTCACGGGCATCATAACCTTCTTCTTTAAACATTCCGCAACGTTTAAAACAACCGCTCATCATTACTAACATCATTGTTGCTGCTATTAATTTATGTTTAATCCATGTATTATTTCCTTTCATAACGCATTCTCCTCCCTATGAAGTAGGGTGTGGTATATTATTAACTAGTGACCAAAAAAATCTTCGGCATTTTGCTACTTTTTGACTATTTACTTCTTAACCTTTTTTCTTTACATAAGCACACAGACATGAGACACTGTTTATGTATTGGAGAGTTGGCCGAGTGGTCGAAGGCACCTCACTGCTAACGAGGCATACTTTAAAAGGTATCGAAAGTTCGAATCTTTCACTCTCCGCTGCTTTTTTGATTACTAGTTATTTTAGGAGGAATATATGGATATAAAAGGATTGGGAACTCTTAAAGTATTAGAAGTAGTAGATAATCCAGATGGTACTGCAACTATTCATTTTGATGTTAGTGAAGATTTTCAAGCCAATCTTGTTAGAGAAATGGGTTGGAGTGAATGGTCACAAGAAAAGTTTGAAAAGCTTGTTTTAGAGGCATTAGAAAGAGCAGTAGCTACAAAATTAGTTGACCGTATAGAGGATTAAATAATTGATTTTACAATTAAATCCAATGCTTCCTATTTACAGCTGTAAACATAATATGGAAGGTTATGCTTTTATAGTCATAGATTATTCTCAGGAACATGATTTATATTTTGTTGTTGCTTTAAAAAATGGAGAAATTTGGACTTTAAACAATAAAGATGTTAAATTTCAAAATAATATTACTTTAGATAGAATAAAAAAATAGTTGACTCATAATAGTTTTACTAGTATAGTGTTTTTACTATGCAAATCACCACTATAAACAATAACTCTAATGATAATCGTAACATCGTTGATCGGTATAAGCATGATCGTTTGGTTAAATGGACTACGGAAATGATAAAGACTGATCTTCAACAAAAGTCTTTTCCATTTGCAGTTATGATGGAAAACTTTGTTGGAGATTTTAATCTTTCTTCTGTTCTACGTTCTTGTAATGCCATGAATGGTCGTGAAATGTTCTATTTGGGTCGTAAACAATATGACCGTCGTGGAACTGTTGGAACACATCACTACACTGATTTGATTAACGTAAAGACCCGTGAGGAGCTTTTAAAGCTAAAGGAACGATATACTTTCGTTGCACTTGAAAATAGCGTACCGCAAGCAGAATCTATTTATG